GGTCAATACGTCTAATTGGATCGATATACTGTGTTACAATTGGGTAGTTATCTTTGAAAGTAATGAGTGAATCGCCCGCATCATGTGTAGCACTTTCAGTGATGAGACTCGCGAAAGAACCTCGAAGCATACTCAAGTGTCCCTGACCAGTCAAAACATTTGAAGATCGGTCATTGAAGATCGAGTCCAGTTCTTCCACAGAGACGTAACAATGTTCAGTCACAACATTTGAGTGAATGTGAGCCGCGAGGAGTCTCGCCTGAACCACATTTTTGATGGGTTGCTGAAGGTGGCATGTAAAAGTATTCGCACTGTCTTGACCGATGGTGTCGACGGTTATGGTGTGATACTCATAGTCAAGATCTGGAATAGTTTGGGGCGAGGTAACCAAAGCCATTTAGTATTAGCTTAGATTAAAGATCCACCAATTCCGTCCTCAATTTCGTACATACCCGCTTGTTCCGCGACAAGCTTTTCAGACGAACAGAGACCACCTGGAGTGAGGCTCATGGTGTATGTGCTTCCCTCGCTGGTGTGGCCAGGGGCGCATTCAAGACGGTGCTCAAGGTCAAAGATGGACTTTTCATTGATCGCCTTAATGGTGATTGGTCTGGGTTGGTACTTGCTGGTGTTTTTCAACATACCGAGCACAAAGATCAAAACGATCAAGGCAACAATGGAGATGATGGCATTTCGGTTGGCACGGTTGAGGTTCAACATTTATAATGTACATATATAATTTTTTCTAAAGTGCGTTAAAGGTTATTGAATAGTTTCCTATTAGAGAGTAGATGGACGAAGAAATTGTCTTAGATCGCGGAAGCACCCATGTGATGAAACTGGACGCCGACGAACAGGCCCTGATGGATGAAATTGAGATTTCGACCTCGCGTCCTCAGCCTGTGCGACGACCCCAACCACAGCAAGTGCGTCGCCCACCACCTCCCCAACAACAAGAAGCCATGGATGCCTTTGTGAATCCAAACAAACAATCAGCCCCGTCACCTCCTCAAGAAGATGAAGAGATTGACTATGGCGAAGATGAACAAATGTTTTTTGATGATGCTGATGATGGCCCTGGTCCACAAGAGGAGCAACCCTCAAAGGGCTACAGTTCCATTGATGAAGAGAAGAGTGATCTCCTCAATAAATTGGGTCGCCTTGAGAAGAAGGGGTTTGCTATAAACAAGAGACTCAACGCCTATTCCAATGTTGAAGATCTCCGAACGGAAGTCAAGAGAATTACCTATAGTATTGATGTTGAACAGTCTATTCGCTTCTCTCGGCGTATGTTAGTCGCCTGTGTCACAGGCCTGGAGTTCCTCAATAAAAGGTACAATCCATTTGAAATCCAACTTGAGGGTTGGTCTGAATCTGTCATGGAGAATGTGGATGACTATGACGGCGTCTTTGAAGAACTGTATGTAAAGTACCGTTCCAAGGTCAATGTTGCTCCAGAAGTCAAACTCATCATGATGTTGGGTGGTTCAGCGATGATGTTCCACCTTACAAACTCCATGTTTAAGAGCGCCCTCCCCAATATGAATGATGTCTTGAAGCAAAACCCAGATCTCGTCAAGAATATGATGTCCGCTGTTCAAAATACTACTCGTGCGCCATCTGGTCCAGCTGATGCAGCTCCAGTGGGTGGTACTGGTCAGTATGAGATGCAGGGTCCAGGTATTGACATCTCAAGTCTGATGGGTGGTGTCATGATGCCTCCTCCACCACCAATGAACACGACGGTGCAAGTGCCAGTGTCGGAACAAGACGACGATGACGTGTCTGACATTGTGTCTATTTCAGGAGAATCTACTGGGGGTGAAGTAAAGGAAGTGAATGTTGAAGGTACCAAGTCTAAGAGAGGTCGCAAGAAGAAGAAGACTGAAATTAATCTCTAGGTACAGTATAAATGATAGGCTACTGTCCTTTGGAGGAACTTGAACCTCCAGCCAGACAACAGCAACCTGTTGTTACACCAAAGGCCGAAGAAGATAAGCCTATGGTTGGCCTCGAGGAAACTGAATGTAATTACGTCGTCATGGCTTTCATTGTCGGCGTTCTATTCTTAGCCGTCTCTGATTCCATCAGGGCGTAAATTATTCACTAATTCTACCATTGGGTCTTCCCCAACCTGGTAAAATTAATAGTCAAAAATTGCAATCTCGGTTTGACCACCCGTACCATCATCGAGGTCGGATTCAGCTGAGAGATCGCGAGTAATCTTTTCAAGTTTACCTTCGCACGCTGATATGACCTCTACGAATATGTCATACGAATAGATTCTTGTACCATCCACATTGTAAGGTGTCATACTTATACCACGAATACCCGTGGTCACCGTTGGACTCCATGGGTAGCTATTTGTTCCACCAAACAGGTTCTTTGTGCCAATGGCTACATCAAGTGTGGATGTACTTGCATCCCCTGTACCACCTTGAAGTTCAAGCAACATTGTACTCAGGTCTTTTACAGTTGAGCCATCCGTTCTTCTCAAAATAGCTGTCACTTTTGCATAAAAGGCACCTGATCCAAAGATAAGTTGAATATCTTTCGCGAGACCTTCACCCACCGAGAATGTCTTGGAATATGTCTTTCTTGAAACTTCCACTGAGTTAGTTATGATACCACCACCAACTTCAAGATCTGTAGATGCCGTGGCACCACTTAGACCAATGGCGACTTGATTACCAAGATCAATGTTACCACCAACAGCAACATCACCCACAATTTCAAGGTCACTATTTACGTGTGTGGTCTTAGAGCTTGTAATTGGATTTATGTAAACATTACCAGTTGTATCCGAATAAATATTCGCGGAACCCCCAGTTGTTGTAAACTCCACGATTGCGTTTGCAGAAGAATTCTCTATACGCGCAACTCCATCATACACATGGAACTTTGTAGCTGGACTATGTGTGCCTATACCCACATTACTTGAATGAATAAGGTGAAGGCAATTTGTTTGGGTGCTATTATTGGCAACACCCATCACGAGACCAGTTGTACCATTTGTGGCATTACTGAAACCCCGTGCGTAACCACCTTCACCGTCGTCTGTATAGATGAGCATTCCAGTTTCTTTATTTGTACCACCACTCTCAAGTTTCAATAGGTCAATGTTCCCCGAAGTTGTGTCGTACACATGAATATTTGAACTTGGTTCCGTCGTACCCAGACCTAATCTACCATCGGCGTCAAAACGGGCGAATTCGGAGTCGTTACTATCATCAATTTCGTGTACAAAAGACAATGAGCGGCGTATGGTACTATCCAAAAGACTTCTAATAATGTTCCGACTTGAGGCACCAGATGTTGTTGAAAATTCAATACCCGTCAATTTAAATGAACCACCACCCGCAAACTCAACATCACCATTGACGACAAGTTTTGTGTTTGCACCCCGTGAATCTGCGTCAGAGCGTTGTCCCCCGACAACCACGAGACCATTATCACAAATAACAAGGGGTTTATCTGTTTGACCATCCATAGTATCTAAAATTTCACTCGCTCCATAGAGGGTTTCACCAGAAGATGTGTATGTTTGGAAAACGTGCTCACCTGCGATGTGTCTAATTCTATCTGGACCCGTATCAACAGAAGAAGCTTCATTACCTTTAAAGAGGAGTAACTCAGTTTTCGAGTAATCTGTATTGTATCTTCTCTCTATAATATGAGTATTTCCAAATTCATCGCCACTGAGACCGCCAAATGAAAGTTGCTGTCCAATCACAACATTACCGTTCACTTCAAGAGCACCTCGTGGTATATCTGTACCTATACCCACATCTCTGGAAGTACCATCAATGAATATTGAAACGGCACCCGCGTCATAGACTTTGTTGGGGTTTTGTGTAATTCTAAAATCATTTGATCCAGACACACCAACCGCCCAACCCGTAGGATCTACGTCACCATCACTTTGAATATAAGATGTGAAGGCGTTACCTTCATTAATATCAGTCTGCATAGCAACGATCGCATCACCCGATGGGGACTCGTGATTGTGTACGAGGATACCATTTGTTGTTGGATTTGCTGTACCCGTACAATAGACCTCCAAGTGTGCCGAGGGTTGTGTAGTACCGATACCCACACGCCCTTCGCTTTGAAGTGTCATGACATCCACTTCATCTGTATAGTCTTCATCGGTCAAGTATATATCCAACTTTGTTTTGGACTTTCCAGATGTGTTATCATGCTTGCCCATCTTGAAAGAGGCCCGAACACCATCCCGTGTCCCATTACCTTCGCGGGCCAGGTGCATGACTGTACCAAGGTCAGTGGTATCCACGATTGGTTGAGTGTTTGTCACAACGAGGGATGAGTCAAGATGACTGTATCCACTTCTGTATGTAGGTTGATCATTGAGGAATACTGTACCACCCGAAGTGTGAAGTCTACCCAGGGGACTTGCCACATTGATACCAACATTACTTGATTCCAATATGGTCATCTTTGGTGTACCCATAGTGGGTGTCGTACTCGCAAATATTTTGAGACCTTTTCCAGCCTCAACTATATTTTCAATCCTATTTTCTCCATTGGTGACACTTGTATATGTCCGCATTGCGATGTTACCCGTAGACCCCCAAATATTACCAGTTGCCACTGTGTTACTACCAATGACATAAATGTTTCCAGCGACAGTAAGTCTCTCCGTTGGATTTGTATTTGAAATACCAACATACCCATTTGATGTAATTCTAATTCTTTCTGTGTTCTTTGTTTTGAATCGTATGTTTTGGTGTGTATTTGATGTACTCGCACCGTAGATTTCGATGGCGCTCACATTTGACGCGGTTGGACCAGATTTAAGGATGAGTACATTTGATGTACTGTCACCACCAAATCTATCCGCGTGGACTATAATGTTTGAACTTGAAAACACCATTTCGGTCGTAAGATTTGTTGTTGCGGTATTACCTAGAACTCTAAGAGTATTCACAGCTGTTGTGTTTGCAAATACTTTGGCACCCACAGAAAGTGTATCAGTGGGAGACAAATTTGAAATACCAGATGGAGCCGTACCTGTCGTGCGCAACGCACTCATCTGAACATTTCCAGATATCGTGACTGGAGTCGCAGCTGTTGCGTCTAGTACGAGGAGGTTCCCCGCGCGCAAACCAGTTGATCCAAGTATGAGACCCTTTGCGTAGACATTACCATTCGCATAGACTACATTTGAGTTTGTGTCGTCAATAAAGACATTTGAACCCACACAGAGATTGTGTGTAGGATATGTATTTGCGGCACCAATATTGTTTGATGTGTAAATATCACCATACACGTGGACATTTACAAGTTTTGTGTCATCTACATTAATTGTAGGTGAGTTGTATCCCCCATATGCATCGGTTTGGAAAAATGCCATCTCCCGACCTCGATCTCCCGCAACAAAACCTAAGGCAACATTTGAATAGCCAGTACCAGGTGTCATAACAATTGCGGTTTCCCTCGATAACACATCATTTCCAAAACCCGAATGAATGACAACGTTCGCAACACGCAAATCCTGTGTAGCTATATATGTCGCCGATTCCGTCACTGTAATATTACCACTTACCGCAATATTACCTACGATGTTTAAGTAACCTTCTTGATATACATTACCTTTTAACATCATGACATTAGAACCTTCTCTAAAAATACCAACATTGCTTCCAACGCTTAAATTTGATGTCTTAATTCCACCAATCACGGTGACGACATTTGAATTTGTTTCCTTGATTGAAAGATTTGATCCAGATGTTATAAGTCTGTCAGATACAATGACATTTGTGGCAACCAAGTTACCACTGACTGTCATAAGATCACGACCCGTCAAATCAATATTTACCTTTGTTAATCCACCACTATCAACCTGAAACGCTTTTGTTGGGTTGGTTGTACCGATGGCGAGCTGATTTTCAATGAAAAGACGTTCAGCTTTACCCCGACCCTTGAGATCAAGTATGATTGTGTCCGTCTCGTCCACAAAAAACTTATCACCTACCGATATTGATTTTGTTGGTGCTGTATTCGCTATACCAAGGCGCCCTTTTGTGCCTAATTCTTCAAGGAGAAGAAGTTCATTTGCTTCAACTTCTCTCGTCAGAATACTCTTGACACCTGTAAGAGTTTCTTGTTCAACGGGTTCTGCGTCCAGACTTGCTACATAAATCTGTTCGAATCTCGCGGTGCGACCCATTTATACTTTAGTTCCCGAATAAAATTCCAGCCAAACCATCCTTGATCCTGAGAACATTATAGTTTAAGGCGAAAACACTGATGTCATCTTGGTTACCCCTAAAGTTACCTTTCTCAACACCACGGAGAATGAGCTTTGCATTATCAAGTCTACTGAAGTTACATGTACCAGATGGGTTGTAATCTGAAGCGTTTAGACCAAAGTGATACACAAAGTATCTTGTGTACATAAGATCTTCTGAATCAACTCTAAAATCAGTCTTGCCATATTTTGACTTGTAATAATTTTGAACCGTGTGGAAATAAGTTGGACTCATATTTTCAAGAAGAGGTGTCCCATTCACGTAAATATCAGCATTTTTGAAAGTAAAACGATCATTTGTTGGATCAATATTTGTTGCCGAATAACCAAAAAATATAGATTTCACTGGATGATTAAAAGTTCCAATGTCCAAATCATTGTATCCACCAGTCTGAATACTATTATCAACAACATTTGAAAGGGGAAATTCAACCCTTTGTGTTTGTGTAATTATGAAATCCATTTGCCTCTTTACAAGGGATTCTCTCTCTTCCTTGTCCAAATAAATATAATTACCGTACACGTTGATTCGTTTCTGTGAGGCGCCATATCCACTGAGACTTTCTTCATCAAAATTAACTCTTACTTCAACCTGGTGATGTGCAAGAGACACGAGAGGTAAAAATGCTCCATGATCACAAAAGAAAAAGTGAAGTGGTTGAAAGTTTCTATTTGAGATACTCGTCTTGTTTGTGAGTTCTTCTTGCTTTGTCCAGCTCTCGGCAAGATAGTTTGGCCAGATGTCCGCGTAGTAATCATAGTGTTGAGAATCTATTTTTTGACCCCCAATATAAAGATCAATTGTTGAATTGTAGAGAAGATTTGAAGAAACATTTGAATTCTTTTCGAGTCCCTCGAACCATAGACAATTTATAAGATCCCCAAAAACTGGAACAGTAAAAACTGGGTCTTTATCTGTAATTGTCTTAATCAGCTTTGGAGCCTGTGAAAAGTTTGTATGTCTCGTAAACTTCATACGAAAGAATGAATGTCCTTCTTCACTATTGATATACATATCCTGCACACCTTTGGAGACAAGTTGAATCAATGCACCAGACATTTAATTTATGCCCAGATTATAAAAACAGACACTTTCCCTGAGGAAACTCCGTCTTCTTCTCTTCTTCAGCAACCTTACCATGAATCTTGAATCCACCTTGGCGGTACACTTTCATTCTCTTGTAGAACATAGCCGTGAAAAGTGACCATGGATCGTGAATGTCATAGATGTGTGGGTTGTTCTTCTTACCTTTGGTCTCCCGCATAATTCGACCAATACTCTGTGTGATATCTGACTTTGGCGACGCCAATATGACTGTATCCAGTGTTGGGATGTCGAGACCTTCGTGGGCTTGTGAGAATGTTGCGAAGATGATCTTCTTCTTGGATGAAGCCTGGAGATCAGCTTCTTTCATACCACCCATATAGAGACCTGAGTTTTTTGGGAAACATTGATGAAGCATTTCACAGTGCCAACGCCTGTCACTGAGGACAAGGAGTTGACGAGTTCCAGCTGACGCCTTCTTGATGAGACCCACAAGCATTTGATTCCTCTTCCTGTCTTCCACAACTTCTGTGATCATGTTTGGCATGGAAACTTTACCGAAGCGTGTTGAGGGTGGTGGATTTCTATAGTTGAATGATTCGTAGGTCACGGGGAAGACCTCAACCTGTTCCTGATTTTTCCTTTCAACCGCAAAGAAGGTTGGACCCATAAACCAATGAAGAACCTTTGTGAGTCCATCTTTTCTCTCAGGTGTTGCTGACAAGCCAAAGATGTGCTTGGGACACATTTTGAAAAGGGATTGTGAGAAGACCTTCGCACATATATGATGGGCTTCATCAACTATG